GGTTAGAGTAACCGTTGCTGAGTACCAAAAAATAATTGAAGAAAATGTGATTAAAGCTAAAAGAGGAGGCAATTAAATGTCGGCGTTTACAGATATATCTGCTGCATTAGATGCCAGAACAAACTCCCTTTCACTTCCTACGGCTTGGGAAAACATAGAGTTTGAACCAACAACTGGAACGCTATATATTAGGCCAACGTTGATGCCAGCCGATACGGTACAAGCTGGTCTAGGAACAAACGGCTTAGACGAGCACCTAGGCATCTACCAGATAGATATTATTTCCACCTCTGCAAAAGGCAAGGGTGAGGCGACCATTAAATGTGACGTTATTGCGGATCACTTTAAGCGTGGAACAGTATTGTCCTATAATGGCGTAAATGTAAGAATTACCAAATCCTCACGCGGTCAAGGGAAACGCGACGAGGCATTTTTTGTCATCCCTATTTTTATCACTTATCAAGTTTTTACTTTACCGAGGTAACATTAACATGGCTATAGCATCAGGATCACGACACAGCATGGGCTACATTGCGGAGGCAGCATTTGGAGTTACGCCAAACAATCCGACGTTTAAAGCATTACGACACGTTTCAACAACTCTGGGTCTTTCAAAAGAAAGTATCCAGTCAAATGAACTAAGATCAGACAGACAAATTGCAGATTTTAGACACGGCAACAAAGCAGTATCTGGCGATATTGGCGTAGAACTTTCATACGGGAGTTTTGATGACCTTTTAGAGGCTGTTTTAGGTGGAACATGGGCGGCTGATACTCCTTCAGCAGGTATAGCACAACTAAAAGCTGGTGTTGTTCGCCGTAGTTTTTCTGTCGAGCGCCATTTTGAGGACATTACTCAATACTTACGTTTTACAGGCGTGAACTTCAATACTTTATCGCTATCAGTTGCTCCTAATGCAATGGTTACCGGTACGCTAGGAATGATGGGCAAAGGAATGACCACTTCTGCTACTGCACTTTCTGGAAGTACTTACCCCGCCGCAACAACCACTTCTCCGTTTGATAGCTTCACAGGCACTATTAATGAAAACAATTCAGCCATTGCTATCATCACGGATTTATCTATTAACCTAGATAACGGTATGTCTAATACCTATGTTGTAGGTTCTAGTGAGACTTTAGACCCTAGCATTGGTCGCTCAAATGTAACAGGTTCAATTACCGCTTATTTTGAAAATACAACGCTTCTAAATAAGTTTGTGAACGAAACTGAAACATCAATAGACTTCACGCTTACAGATGTAGCGGGTAACACATACTTCTTCGATCTACCTAGAATCAAATATAATTCAGGACAACCTGATGTATCGGATGAAAATCCTGTTACAATCACATTTGATTTTCAGGCATTAAGAGATACAACAACAGCAACAAACATCTTGGTGCAAAGAAATCCAGTATAAAATAAGAGGGTCGCATCAAGTGGTGCGGCCTATTTTTTAAATTATAAAGGTAATAATTAATGGATATTAATCAATTATATACGGCAGATGCTCATGAAGCTGGCGCAGAATGTAGAATAGTAAATCCAGCAGATGGTAGCGATACTGACTGTTACATTACTGTTATCGGTATTGATTCTAAGAGCTTTAGGGCAGAGCAAAGAAAACGTCAACGAAAAGCATTAGATGCAGTGAGAAGCAATAAGCCTATTCCCGATGATGAATTTGGTTTACTGGTTGAGTCTTGCACTGGCTGGCGTGGCTTTAAAAACGATAAAAAAGAATGGCCTTTTACTAAAAAGAATCTGATGGCTTTGTTTGAAAATAGCCCTTTGATTGCGGACCAGGTGGATAAATTTATCGCTGACCGTGAAAATTTTACCAAGGGCTAATAGCAGAGCTGGTCGAATTTGCCGAGTCTCAGTATTGGCTCTACGGCCACGAAGAAGGCTCAAAGATTAGCCGCATTGACAACCTCGAACAAGTAGAAAAATCATTAGGAAGAAAACCTAAAGAGCTTGAAAACCTACCAGAGCTAAGGCCTGAAATGTCTTATATCTGGTCGGCTTTTTTAGACTTGAATAATCCAGATGGCGGGAAGATCGGCTATCTTGAAATAAAAGAATATTCTCAAATACATGGCGAGCTATCACCATTTGAAATAAAAGCAATCCGAAGTTTAAGCGCCGTCAATAAAGGGTAATAAGATGGATATAGCAAGTCTGGGAATAGTTGTTGACAGCAAGGGAGTTCTACGAGCCACAAAGAACCTGGATAAGCTCGAAAAAAAGGCCACTAAAACAGAAAAAGCCACCAGCAACCTAAAGCGCGCATTTGCAGGATTAGGGGCAGCAGCAACTGTTCGCCAGCTTGTCAATATGACAGATTCTTTTACTGGCATGACGAATAAATTAAAAGTCGTCACAACTTCTACTGAGCAGCTTGTCAGGGTCCAGGGAAAATTACTCCAAGTCGCTAATTCTACAAGAAGCTCGCTTGATTCAACTGTTGGCCTTTATACTGTTTTAGCCAGGAACACAGAGGCGCTCAATTTAAGCCAGAGCCGCCTACTCAGAATTACTGAGACTATCAATAAATCCTTTGCAACCTCTGGCGCTTCAGCGCAGGAAGCAAGCGGGGCAATCAGACAATTATCACAAGGTTTAGCTGCTGGAGCTTTACGAGGTGACGAGTTCAACTCTGTAGCAGAGGGTGCGCCAGAAATACTAAGGGCCATTTCTAAAGAAACAGGAATGGCGACAGGCGAGCTGAGAGAGTTTGCTGCAACTGGCGGTATTACTGCTGAGCTTTTGATTAAGTCCCTCGAAGGTTATAGCGAAGTTGTGGATGGCATATTTAACAAGTCTACTGCAACAATGGCTCAATCGCTAGAACAGTCAAACAATAATGCGATAGCTTTTGTCGGCTCTATGGGCGCTTTAAATTCTGCAACTCAATCAGCAGGAAGGGGGATCGTAACTCTTTCTGAAAATTTAGATACAGTGCTAAGTATTGGCCAGTTGATTGCTGTTGTTTATGGCGCAAAAGTGGGCGGTGCTATGCTCACTTCTGCTGGTGCTTTTACTATCAATACAATTGCTGCAGCATCAAATGCCACGGCTGTAACAGCGACTGGTTTTGCTGCGAGAGCTGGCGCGTTAGGTTACAACGTGTTGACAGCTTCATTAGTTGCCGCTACCGCAGCGTTTGGTAGGTTTACAACAATGATGGGACCAGTAGGGCTCGCTATACTAGCGGCCTCAGCGGGTCTTTATGCTTATACGAAAATTAATGAGGACACAGAGTCCGCCGTTAAAAAAACCACTAAGGCCGAGAAAGAGGCCGTGGTTGTTAAAGAAAAGATCAGCAAAGAAGATCAAAAACTATTAGAAAATTTAAGGCGTGAGCTTAAACAGCTAAACATGCTTGAAGTTGATATTGCCGTATCAAACAATTTAAGAAAACTTAATGCCAGCGCCATCAGTGATCAAGGAAAAGAAGTTGTAGCGCTGACCAGGGCAATCTTTACTGAGCAAGAAGCTCTGGACCTGGCAGCAGAAAAAGCCACAGAAGCACAGCAAAAGTTTGACGATATGGCAAATGGTATGTCCACCTCTTTTAAAGCTACTTTCCGCGAAATGCTAGATGGTGGTGATAATGTCTTTAGAAACCTAGTCGATAGCGCCAAAGCAATGGTCAAAGACATTCTTTCTGAAATGGCTCTACTTGCCGCCAAACCTTTCATTATGAGAATTGCAGGCGTTGCTACAATGGGCGCTTCTGGCATGGCAAATGCTGGAATGGGCAGTGATGGTGGTGGCGGTATGGATATGCTGTCCAACCTATCCAATCTTAGTTCCTTGTCAGGAAACTCCATCGGTCAAGGCTTTGTTTCTGCCGGAAACTTTATGGCCTCAGGCTCAACTAGCAGTGCTGCATATGCTGCTAATGGAGGCGCTTTCACGGGGGCTGGGGCTGTATCAAACCTTGTTTATACTGGCGTTGCACTTGTTGCTGGTCTTATCGGTCAAGAGTTATTCGGTAAAAATGGAGGCGCGGGGGCAAGCGTAGGAGCAACTATTGGCCTTGCGGCTAGTGGGGGAAATCCATTAGGCGCTGTAGTAGGGGGTTTAATTGGGGGAGCATTAGGCGGCATGATAGGCCCTGATAAACCGTCTCAAAGGTTTGCAATATCAACTGGTAGCAATGTTGGCGGCCATACTGGCAATCTACCAATGGATGAAGCGATAGCAAAATACGGAAATCAAAGCGATCCTGATGGCAGTAACTTTGCGTTCACCGATACTGCTTTTGGAAAAACATTTTTAAATAGTCGCCGCGTTGATTTAACCGGTATGCAAAAGATGATTCAAGGTGCAGATGATGCAATGGCGAGCTTCTTGGATTCTGATGAAATAGCAGCGATAAAAGACACGCTGGACAATGCGGAGCATTTCGCAAGTGGCAAGCACAATGGCAACAAAGGTGGGCCACAATTTAACGCGATTTTTAACAGATACAGAATGGTTCTTGGCGCAATAGATGAAGAACTGGTTGGCATGTTTGATGCTAGAGCAACCAAAGATAATATTGGTAAATTGCCAGTTGCTCTTGCGGCTATCAATAAAGACTTAAAAGATCAGATAGGCATATTCAGCGGCACTTTTGGTTCTGATAGTGGCGTGATGGGACAGACCATTCAAGATGCTGTAGCGCTGGTCGATACTTATGCTAATGAAAATGAAACGTTACTAGATACATATACTAGGCTATCAGTTGAAACTATAAGTCTTACATCATCGTTAGATATTATGGGTATAACCCTTAATAAGTCAGTAGACGGCATGATTAATTTCGCCAGGGAATTATCAGAAGCGGCTGGTGGAGCAGAAACAGCATCGGCTTTATGGCGGGGTTATTTTAGTACGTTTTACACGGACCAAGAAAAAGCGATTGCCAGTCTGGAAGAGGGTACGGCTAAACTTAATGCCTTTCTAAAAGCTACCGAGCTTGATGGTCTAGGCCTATCAATGCAAAACTTTAGAGCTAGTTTTGAACAGGCTTTAAGCGCCGGATTATCTGCAAGCCAAACGGTTGATTGGTTGGCTGCTGGTGAGTTAATAAGACAAGTTGAAGAATTAGCAAACACTGGAATGACTGGCAAAATATCAACGCTGGTTACGGCAAAGAACAACCTAATAGATGCCTACAAACGCGAGATAGAATCTCAAGAAGGATTAGCTTCTTCATTTAGAGGATTAGCTGATGGTTTAAGAGCGTCGGCTCAAGGCTTATTATTAAGCAGTTTGTCACCGCTAACAAACGCTGAAAGATTTGCAGCTGCCGAGGCTAGATTTAACAGTGTCAACAGTCGTGCACAATTAGGAGATGCTGATGCTCTGGCTGATTTAGCAAGTGTATCAGAAGAGTTTTTAAAAGAAAGTCAGAAGTTTAACGCATCTGGCACAGCATATACAGATGATTTTAATAGCGTACAGGAAGCACTATTAGCGGCTGGGGCAACGTCAGATAGAGCCGCTACCGCTGCTGATAGAATGGTGACTCAATTAAACGAGCAGTACTCTTTACTTGCCACCAGCAATCATTGGCTAGAAACTATAAATACGTCTGTGCTTAGCCTTGAACAAGCGCTAGATAAGTTTGTGTTAGAAGGTGGAAATGGAACAGCGGCTGGTAAAGCTAATGGCTCACGATCCGTGGCTATGAATGACGCGCAGTTTATAGATCAGCTATATACACAAGGCTTTGGAAGACAGGCTGATATCGGCGGTGCAAACTACTGGAATGAAGCGCTCAGAAATGGGGCAACTCGCCAGACTATAGTAGATAACTTTGTATCATCTGCCGAAGCGGCTAATGTTGGTTTTGACCAAACAAATATCAAAATGTTTGCCAGAGGCGGAATAAGTCATCGACCAGCAATCTTTGGCGAGGCCGGAGCAGAGGCAGCTGTACCACTTCCAGATGGTAGGACTATCCCTGTAACCCTTGATAAGAGCATTGAACAAGCCATAGAGCGAATGGCAATACGAGTAGTTGCTGCCGTACAAGGCACGACTCAAGCTGTAAACGATTCAAGCAATGATGCTCAATCATCAGCTAATCGCGTGCAGGCTGTGAGATGAGTGTTAGTGATGCGGAATATCAAACGTGGTTAAAAGATGATAATCAAGAACGGGCTGTACTTGTAGAGGCTAAATACTACGATAGCAGCGAAAAGACTCGATATATGTCTACGCACTCTTTTATATCATTACCAACTGATACGCCAGCTAATACGGTTTATGATGATTTTATTGTTTCAGTGCCATCCATTCAAAGCCAAGTAGGAATGGCCTTTGGGGTTGGCGATATTGATTTAGTAAATGATGGCGAGCTAGATGCTTGGTTAAATGATGCGTGGGATGGTCGAGGATTGACCATGTTGATTGGAGATCCAACATGGGCTAGAGATGATTTTAGGCAAATAGCATCATTAGTGACAGAAGCATTTGAAGTTGTTAATAACGACAAAATGAGACTGAGAGTAAGAGATAAGCGCGAAAAATTAAACATCAACACTCAGAATATTTATTACACCAGCGGTGAGGCGTTTGGAAAGCCTATACCAATTACCGTTGGTCAGGTTTTTAATATTACACCTGTTTTAATAAACGCTTCCACTCACCAATATCAGGTTCACGATGGAGAAATAAACGCCATCACACAAGTGCGGGATAATGGCGTGTCTGTTAGTTTCACGGCCAGCCTTTCATCCGGTAAATTTGTTCTGAGTAGCCAACCATCCGGCGTTATAACTTGTGATGTACAGGGCGCTAAAGATTCAGGCGTATATCTTACAAAGATAGGTGACATTGTTCAATACCTATCCAAACGTCAAGCCTTAGTAGCGGCTGATATAGATACTGCATCCATTAGTAGTTTTAATACTACCGTACCTTATACCGTTGGCCTTTATATCGCCTCGCGGCAAAACTTAATCAGCGTAATAGATAAACTGATGAAGTCTGTGGGTGCTTACTGGCTGTTTAACCGAGCCGGAAAGATGGTTTTGTGGCAACTAAATAACCTGACTAATAACCCTTCCGCTTACTTTGATGCTGATGATGTTTTAGACAATACCTTTAAATTTATATCCAGCAATTTACCTTATGCCAGAGCCGCTATTGGCTATCAAAAAAACTTTAGCAAGCAAACAAATATAGCTGGATCAGTTAATGAAGCAAACAGAAATTTATACCAAGGCGATAATCTTATTTCAACCGCAGACAATTCATCCATTGTCACTGCTCATCCATTGGCTGTTAAACCTGAACCGCTAGACACTTTTATTGCAGGCCTTGCAAATGCAAACACAGAATCGGCTCGTGTTTTAGCTTTAAACAATGCTGTGAGGTTTGTTTATGAAGCTACTTTTTCGACCGGCCCTTTTGAGATCAAATTAGGAGATGAGATCTCTGTTTTTTATCCTAGATTTGGTTTTGAGAACGGAAAAAATGTGATTGTTGTAGGGCTTGATGAACAGCCATCGTCTAACAAAATTAAAGTGAGATTTACCCTATGAGTAATTTGAGAATCGTATGGGCTATCCCATCAGATAAGGCTGCTTTGACTGCATCACCGGCACTGGTTTCAACTCTACCTGTTACCAATTTACAAGACCCAACAAGAGCGCGAATAGCACGAACCACATCCCTTGCTCAACAGCAAATTTTAGGCAACCTTACCTCGCTTCAAATAGTGAACAGCCTAGTTCTGTGGAGACATAACCTATCTGCGACAGCTACTTGGAGGCTGGAGCTTTTTGCAGGTGCAAACCAAAGCGGCACAAGCGTTTATGATTCAACCTCACTAGCGGTTCAGCTTAAATCACTGGGCGATTTAGAGTGGGGCGTGGATGCTCTAGGGGCTACTGTCTTTAGCGATTGGTCACTAGCTTACAGTGTGATGTGGTTTGATGCAGTTGGTGCATTATCGTTTAGGCTAACTATTACAGATCCCAATAATACCAATGCTTATATGGAAGCATCGAGATTGATGCTAGGTCGTTATTTCTCGCCAGCCGCTAACGCAGATTATGGCCTTGGACTTTCATGGGTTGACAAGAGCAGGCAAATTAGAACGGCTGGAGGCACACTAAGGACTGATGCTGGTGTAGTTTATAGACAGATCTCCTTTGACCTTTCATCACTATCAGAATCAGAGCGCCCTAAATTTATAGAAATTATGCGATTGTCAGGCAAACGCAAAGACTTATTTGTTTCCGTATTCCCAGAAGCTGGCGGTGACAAAGAAAGAGACTATGCTTTTGTAGCCAAGATCACAAACAACCATGAAAACGTAACAATCACTAACGGTCTGTACCAAGACACACTAACAATAGAGGAATCTTAACATGGCATTAGTTACATTTGCGGTCGGTGACACGGACTACGTAAACTCGCTGAACGCTTTAGGCGTGCAGGCTGAAGGCAACGAAACCACATTAGCAGCTATTGAGGCTGGCTCTGCATTTTCAGCCACTTCAACAACAAGTCTTGCGATAGGCTTGGGCAATAAAACATTTACACTGGCCGAAACAGGAAGGGCATGGGCGCAGGGTAGTTTAGTACGGGCAACCTCAACTGTTAATAGTGCTAATTTTATGCAGGGAATTGTCAGTTCATACTCTGGCACGACCATTATTATTAACATGAATTTAATTGGCGGCTCTGGCACAGCTGCAAGCTGGTCATTAACAAATGCTGTTGTAGCGCCTAGTGAAGCTCCTACCATCGTTTCTACTTCCCAATCTTTAGTTAGTGGTGGCAACTATGCCGTCACGACAGCTGGCGTTACTCTTACTCTGCCAGCCTCTCCTTCTGCTGGAGACAGGGTTATTATTAAAGATGTGTCTGGCAATGCTGAAGCTGCTTCATTTACAGTTGCTCGTAATGGCTCTAAGATCGCAAGCTCAGCAACGGATCTTGTATTTAATAAAAATTTTGCTAGGATATCAATGATCTATGTGAACGGCACGATTGGCTGGAGTGTCTAAGTGTCGGCTCTAGATGAGCTATTGCCATCAGGAGGCGCTCAGAATGTTGTTGATTTTGTTGCCACTGGCGCTATAGGTAATGCAAAGCCTGTTATATTAAATAGTAATGGCAGTGTGACGGCTGTTTCTGGTTCTGGTTCAGCACAAGACATTCCTGCTGGTAGCAATGTTGTTTACTCGTCAACGACTGTTAATGACCAAACGATTGCGTTCGATCCCAATACAGCCAACAGATTTGCTATTGCATATCAATTTGACCAAGGTAGTACTGGTCGAATTGTTATCGGTACTGTGAGTGGAAACTCGCTCAGTTTTGGTGGTGCAGTTACATTC